TGCCTCCTGTATTATTAATATCTAATACAGTTTCATTAGTTACGTTATCAACTAACTCATCAAATAAATCCTCGTCATAGTTATCTACAAATTCTTTTAATTCAATATCATTACATTTTTCATAGTAATCTGTTAGATTTTCTGATACTACATTTACTAAAGTTTTAGTATCCATATTATCAACAACTAACTCAACAAATTGTTCAATTAGTTCATCTCTTTGAGAATTAGTTAATTCTTTTGCCATAAGATTGTCCTCCTTAAGTAAATAAAAAGAGGGGGAATTGCACCCCCTAAATGTTACTATACCTCTGCATCTTCTGAAAGGTAATCATCAATTACTGAGAGTAATTCTGCTGATGTTTGTGCATCTTCAAGTAGATTGAATAGTGCAACTTCAGAATTAAATGCCATAATAAAGTAATAAGAATAAAGAACAATTAAGTAGTTTAAAGTCTTACATAATCATAGGACTTAGAAATTAAGTTAATAATTTCCAATCATACTTATCAATAATATACTTGCAATGTTGACAACCTAATGCACTCCAACTAAAGTGAAATACCCTAGATTCAGTATTACATTCGGGGCAGATTATAACCTTTCCGTTATTACCTGCCCTTGTATATCTGTTGACCTTTGATACAAACAATTGTTTCATATTAATCACCTTAAGTATAAATATCCACCTGCCCAATCTGTAAATCTTGGGTCGTGCAATTTAACTCTATCCTCAATCAATCTTAGATCAAATCTAACAATTTTTGCTGGTGATTTGTATGATGCAGGTTTATAAACTTCACCTGTATTTCTATCAACAAATGCGTGAACTCCTCCAGACCATCTTTCACCATTTCTATCTAAACTATGTTGGACTATTTTCCAATATTTACGACCAGATTCCATTATAAAATCTATATCAGATGATGAATCTGGGTATCTTAGTTTATAATTATCGTGCAAAGATTGTGTCAATAAATATGTCCATTTCTCAATCTTTTCAGTTAAAGTTAATCTTTCTTCTGGAAAGACTGCAATTGTTGGAACACATTTTGTGGTCATAATTCCTCCGATAGATGTTATTAGTGGGAGAGA